GCTGTAGAGAACCTTGGCAATATCCTTGCCAGCCTGCTCGGTGTGCTCTTCGCTCGCCGTTGGGTAGAGAGCGTGGAGCAACTCATGCACGATGATGGTGAGCTTGTGGCGGCCTCGAAGCCCGTCGTGAATGAGGATCCGTGGCCGCTTGGACTTCTGGCTGAACGTGTAGCCGTAGGCCTGGCCCTTGAGATCCGTGAACCGGATCAGCCACCGCTCGTCGCCGTTCAGCGTGAATACGTGGTCTTCCACGGGCCTGCCCTTTCACGACTCACCGTAGACGAGGCGTCAACCGATGCCGATCTTGCGGCCGAACTCGTTTAAGGCTTCCTGCCGTTTCTGGCATCCGCAGTCGCCGCCCACTAGGGAAGACACTCGCTCCTTAGTGATGCCGATGGCAGTAAGGCCGGCAGCGACCATGTCGCCCAAGCCCATCTTTGGCGGCTCAGTTCCTGCCTTTTGTTGGCGAGGATACGCAGGGTGGTCAACGTCAACCTCGTACCATCCGTCGCCCAAGTCCTGAATCAGACACGGCGTAATTTCGTCCCACGAATAGCCACGCTGGACGCATCGCACCATCACGTCACTGGCGTGCAGCTTCATGGGGCAAAGGTGACGCTGGCGGTTGGCCCAGCATCAGTGCAAATCCACAACGAGTTATCTCCGTTGTAGAACTCAATGTGTACGCTACTGTCGCAGTCTTGTCGCCAATCAATAAAGTACTGACGAGTTTTTGAACCGCACTCGGTGGTGGTTTCTTGAAGGCTTACCACAAACCGAACAACGCACCTTCCGCACTCAGCCTGCCAGCCCTGTGGTGAATAAAAGCCAGCACCAGAAACCTTGAACACTTCCAAGGAACGATAAAAGAGGATGTTTTCGTTAGGAGTACCGCAACCAGCAGCTACAACTCCAGGATTTTCTTGAACACTCTTGCTGTTCTCGCCAGCCGTCAGCTCAACTGAAAGCCCACACCACTCCACAAGAAGCGTAGCGCCAGTGCATGGCGAGGTCGCAGTCGATTTTGAAATCACAGTCCCAGCGCAGTCGCCTGCCGTCGCTACACTTGTGATTCGTCGATAGTTGATGGTGTAGTTGAGCGGGCTTTCGCCAATGCAGCAGCAACGAGACTGATCGCAGCACGGGCAAGCCATCACGGCACCCGCAAGATTAAGTACGTAGCAGTCGCCGCCTGCTTGGCAAACGTCCCTGACTCGGTCGAAGTAATGTAAGTGCCGGCGGCAGTATTGCTTACGACGGTGATGGTGCCTGTTGTCACCGTGGCACCAGTGACTACCTCAATGCTTCCGTTCGTCTTGGTGGTGCCAACGCTTATCGTGCAGTTAGACGTATTGAGTGTCGCCGTTACTGAGATGTCTGATATGTAGTTGACGGTTGACTTTGACAGGCTGATGCCGGTGGCGACGCTCTGCGTGCTCGAACTGTTGAAGACAGTGTTGGTAGCGGTGCCGGTGACAAAGAATGCCGTTGCGGTCTGCGTCACAAAGACGGCGGTTGCCGTCTGCAGCACCGGCACAACGAGCCACCAGTTGGTGCCTTCGCGCCCCACAATGCAGTTTTCGTTAACGTAGCCAGAACGTGTTATTGGCCACGACAGATTGACAGCGTTGACTGTGGCAGTGGGCGAGTACTTGAGTGTCACCGTCTTAGTGCTGCCGATAGGCCACGCACCCGAGAACGTCGCCGCCCTCACTTGCTTCGGCATCCGGTCGGCGAACCGCTTGTCAAACGTCAGCGGCGACGCACTCGGCGGCGTGGTTTCCGCAGCACGCACCACATTCGCAATCCGCTCAGCGGACTCGTACGTGAACTGCACCGCGTCGGCGGGTTTTCTCTGACGTGCCATTACGACGGCGGCGTACCGAAGAGCGTGGTGAAATCGGCTTCTGGATTCACGCGACGAGCAAGGATCGCCGGTCGCCCTGTCGCTTGGTTGCCGTTGCCGTCGAGGGCCACTGGATTGGCCGACGCCACCCACTCGCCATTCTGGAAATCAAACACCATGGCCCGCTGCTTCTGGCCGCCGCTCAAGTAGTTCCAGCCAACGTCTGGCAGCTGCAGTCGCCAGCCCGTTTGGCGGTAGACGAGTTCGTGCGTCGTTGCCCAGTACGACACCACTGAGAAGTTGAACATCTCAATCGTGTAGGTGGCGTTCACGCCGGCGCAACGCCAGCACCATTTGTTTCCTGCTCCGAAGTAGTCGGCATCGTTCAGGCTGTTCGTCGCCGCCATCTGCGATGTTGGAAAAGCCGTATAGTTCTTTTTCATCGTCGCCGTGACAAGGCTCTCTTCGGTCGTCAAACCCTCAAAGTAGTCATAGGCCGAGTTGACCAGCGGCCACTGCGTGCCGTTCCCGCTGCCATCTGGCGGGTCTGGATAATAGAACAACGCCGGCACCTGTCCCGGCTTGCTCTCAAACGTCCACTCTGCCGTGCGAGACGTTGGCGTCAGGATCTGATTGGCCGTCACCAATCCATACTCGGCCACCACCTCAACGTGGTACGGCGAATCGCCGTATCGCTCATTGATCGTGAACTTGCGAAGGCCAAGGCTTGAGGCCGTTGGGTGAGCCTGCCCCCAGTTCACTGTGCCGCCAGCAGTCACAAGCCCTACATCGGCATGTGACGCAATCTGCACTTCTGTCGGCGGGTTGTTCTGCAGCGTGTCATTCGACAGCGAGCAAACCCAACGGCGTGTCGCCACGGGCTGGCCGGCAAGGTCAACCTCGAACGTCCGAGCCAGTTCTGTGCCGCTGGTCACGCCCATCAGTTAAACCTCGCTGCGCCGACGATGGCCACCGGCTGATTGAAGTAGTTGGACGCCGCCTGGCCAACACCAAGAGCGATCCGCTCAAGGAGCTTTGTCTGCAACCGCTGCTGAATGAGTGCGGGGTCTTGGGCGTTGGCCGCCAGGTCGAGCACCAGGTTGGCACCCTGCGAGGTGCGAACGTCCTGCACGCCAATCGTCTGATCGCCCAGTGTGTTGAGCTTGGCGAGCCGCTCTTCCTGCCGCTTTGCTTCAGCGGCGGCGGCCTTTCGCTGCTCTTCAAGGATGCCGGCTTGCTCCTTAGCGTAGGCCTGCTGTGCAGCCTGCTGCTGCTGTTGGTACTGCTGGGCAGCGGCCACCTGCTGCTTCTGAAACGCCTGCTGATTAAATAGCAGTTGCTGCTGCTTCTGCAGTTCCTGCTCACGGCCGGCGGCAATCTTCTGCTCAACCGTCAGGGCTTCTTTCAGCAAGTCAATCCGCTGCACAGCGGCCCGTGCGGCATTCAAGTCGTTCTGTTCGCGTGCCGCCTCAAGCGACTGCCGCTCAAGGGCGATCCGCTGCTCTATGGCTTCAATGTTGAATGCGGCCTGCTGGCGACGGGCGGCAACCTGCTCGGCCACTGCAATCTCGGTCTGTGCCTGCTGGGCAATAAACTCGTTGACTCGTTGGTGGGCATCAACGTCCAACTGGAAACGCTGTGCAGCTGCAGCCTGCTCTTGTTGGCGGACTGTTTCAAGTTGGGCGATGCGTTCTTCAAAGACTCGACGCTGCTCAGCAATCTCGGCTTCGTAGACAGGCTTCGGAATGATGCCGTCCCGCACTTGCTCTTGGGCTGCCGCAACTCCTTCTTGGAGTTTCATGGCGGCCTCGGCCCCAGCGTTCCCGAACTCGCCAGCCTTGTTGACTAGAGCGTCAAGGCTTTCTGCCGTGTTCGTAAACGCTTCATCAAAGCCGTTGGCGAATCCTTGCTCAATCGCCTGCGACTGATCCTCCAGTTTGGTCCGCAGCCCGTCGAGTTGAGCGAGTCGTGCAGCTGCAGAGTTGGCCGACTCTTGATCCGCTGCAGCCCTGGCTGCAGCTAGTTGTTTCTCTGCCTCGGCCTGCTGCTCAATGACAAAGGCAATATCCTGCTGCACTTTCGTGGCTGCGTCGTTGGGATTAAGCAGAGACTCAATCCGTTTCTTGTCAGCCTCTGCTTTCTTCGTCGCTTCGTCGGCGGCTTTCTTCGTCTCCTCGGCCACACGCTTAATCTTGGCAATCTGCTTCTCATACTCAGCCGTTGCGTTGGCAACCGCCCTGGCGTACTGCTCGCCGTTGTAGTTCTCTTCCTTGGCTACGTCCGCAAGATCACGAAGAGCCTGCTGAAACTCAAAGGCTGCCTTGAATCCTTCTTGCCCAAACTCGGCCGCCTTGTTGATGGCAGTGTCGAGAGCCCTGTTTCCGTTCTCTATGGAACGCTGCAGCTCTTCGAGTGCCTTTGTGTCCACTTCGACTTCGGCACGGAACTCCTTTGCGTTCTCTACAGCCTTTTCAGTGCTGCCAAAGAATGAATCAAAAACGCCGTTCACATACGCCAGTCCGTCGCCTAGAACGCTTAGACCTTTTCCAGCCGTGTCCAGAACTGGAGTGAGCACAGCACCAGTAGCCTGAGCTACCCTACTTACAGTACCGATAGAATCGGCAGCGAGATTCGATGCGCCTTCGGCAACACCAGCAAATGGCAGCAGGATATTTTGACCAAGTCCAGAGATAGAGGTTTTTACGTTGTCGAATGCTTGGCCAAGTGAGCTGATGCGGCTTTGGTCTACGTCACTGATTGCTGCGGCAAATCGCTTTAGTGACGCCTCGCTTTCGCCAATAGCATTAAACCCTGGCAGGAGCGTCAACCCAGCTTTCCCGAGCGTCTCTGTCGCCAGTGCCGCCCGGCGTGCAGGATCCTCAATCCCCTGCAATGCCGCTGCCGTCTTCTCAGCCAACGATGCCGGGTCAAGCGTCAGCAGTTCTTCCTGCGTGATGCCAAGCTCACGAAATGCGTCAGCCGCCTTGCCAGTGCCACTGCGAGCCTCGTCGATGTTTACGGCCAGCTTTTGGATGCCAGCCGCCAGGGCGTCGATCGAGCCGCCGCTCCTGCGCGCTGCTTCGTCCAGAACTTGAATCGTGGCAAAGTCAGTGCCGAGACGCAGGGCGGTATTCCCTAGCTGCTCAACGCGGCCCTCGAGGTCAGCGAGCCCGCGAGTGATTGCCGTGGCAGCAGCACCAAACGCAGCAAACGAAGCGATGCCGATATTCAGCGGAGATGCTAGGGCAGACAACTGAGAACCAAGGCTGGAAAGCCCAGTTTTCAACCCACCGGAGAAGACCCTGCTGATCCCTTCCGACGCGCTGGCGATTCCAGAGAATCTGCCAGCGATGTTGCCAAGCGGGCCAGGGAGAGCAGCAAGGATGCCGCTCAGCTCGTTGAACTTGAGCCCTTGCGTTGCGGCCCGCGTTGTCTCGTCTGCAAACCTGTCCGCAGATGTAGACGCCTTGAGCAGTGCGGCGTCAGCCTTGGCGACCGCGCGCGTGTGCGTCTCTTCGCTGATCGCGTTTTTTTGCAGCAGTGCGTCAAGCTTTGCCAGCTCCTGGCCGTGACGCTCTTCCGCCGTCCTGACTTGCTCAGTGATGCGAGCACCTTCCGCAAATGCGTCAGCGGTGTCTCGCACTTCCTGCTGCAGGGCCGCGTACTGATCTGCATACGCCTGGGCGTTGAGCCCGCCCTGCAACTGCTTTGCCAGCGTGTTGAACTTCTCATTCAGAGCGGCCTGAGCATCTGCCGCCGCTTGGCTGTCTTTCGCCAGCACATCAAAGGCAGACGTGGCCTTGCTCGCCTGCTTGGCCAGATTCTCCAACGCTCGCTCAGCCGGCGTGAGGTTTTTGATGACGCCGGATGCGTCAGCAGACACCTTCATCGCTAATGAGAGAATGTTGGCCATGGCTACGTTTCAAAGATTGCTGAGAGTTTCGCCAACTCCCTGGCCATCTCCTCTGATGTCTGCGGTGGTTTCTCTATCGGTACAAAATCGGATGCCTTTGGTGCCTTGCCTCGCTCGCTGTACGGTGCCAGCACCGCACTAGTTAGCAGGCCTGTCTGCTGCCACGGATCAGGCAGGGCGTGGTAGTAGCGGGTGAATGCCACCCACTCCGACAACTCCTGCGAATCCATGCGGCGTGACAGTTCACGCACCGTCATCCCAAGGTGCCCGGCGAGACGGAAAAGGAATCTCCGCATCGGCCGGGTCTTCAGTTTTTTGCGAGTTCCTCCACGTCGCTTTCAGTCATGTTGTTGTGCTTCATCGCCTTCTCGAACAGCTTCGACACGACGGCCGAAGACTTCTTCGCCAACTGCTCGATGCCTTGCTCGTCGAAGAGCCGCTCGCCGTTCTCGGGATGGCACAGGCAGCGGGCCAGGTACTTCGTGCGGAAGTTGTCGATGCCACGCTCTTTGTTGCCGATCCACTCCTTCTCGTAGCTGTCCCGCTCTTCCACGGTCATCACACGGATGCCGAGCACCAGCGGCTTGCCGGTGCCGTCCTTCCACTCCTTCACCGTTACCTTCAGCACAGACAGGTCGTCCGATGCGAGGATCTGGGCGGCGAGCTCTTGCACAGTCAGGGCCATGAGAATCTCCTAGGCTTGGACTCTG